GCCTCAACACCCTACTGCGAATAGATCTCCAATGCCTTGTTGATCCTGTCGATCTTAATGCACTCTTACTCAATACCAGCCCTTAATCTTATGATGCTCTAAAGCATTGCAAGGATTACTATAACGCTTTTCAATGTATTTCAATTGCCAATCAATTTGTTGATATGGAGTGGCAGTCTTTAACCATTTGCTTCTACCTTGTGGAATACCATAATGACTACCATTCTTAGCCTTTGGATTCCATCTAGATTCTTTAAAATTCAATTCATCTAAACAATAGAATTGATCTAAGTCATTAAGCTGTATGAAAGCCCATTGTCTGTAATGATTTGTTCTATCTTGAGCAACGGAATCATCTTTTAATAAGCCTATGTTTAAGGCTATGAACAGAGGTATCACCAAACCAAACCTTGCGATCTTTCTGCTTCGCAGATCGCCCTTTCGCTCTGAAAGCGAATTTGCGTTTAAGGGTATCATATATGTCAAATACATTTTAAAACCTTTCATCATAACCGCAGGTCAGACGGCAAGTCATGATCCTTACTCCAATTAATTGAATCCAAGTTTCATCGTATCCCGCTTGCATTATCACACCTTTCACATAACACTCCATCGACTAAAACAGCTGTGTATTTGCAGCCCTCACATTGACCAACACTCATATCGACACCCAACCTATGTATTGTGCATCTGGATTATCTGAAAGCCATTGCTCACGCAATTCATTCTGATAAGCCCAATTGATGTTGTGTGTCATTTCGTCATGATTAGCGCACATGTATGGCACTCCTGATCTACGAACATCCAAGACCCGCATTTAGTGCATCGAATGACAGGCTCTTGCGTGTCAGTTGCTTCTGCTAGGTTCTTAGTTCCAATGCAATTGCAACTCAAGCATTGATATACACGAAATCCGTGAGCTGTGGAATAACCATCTAACCAAATAAATTCAGTATTACCAGAGCAGCCATTGCACTTAAATTTAACCACCTTTACCAGCCCATCCAGTTCCCTTAAAGATTGCCGGAACTGCTGAATAGACACGCCTTAACTTAGCCCCACATACTTGACAACAAGGGATTTCGTGCTCCATTGGAAGATCCAATACAATACTCAACCCCTCGCCATCACATTCGTATTCGTAATTAGGCATGATACGGAATTCGATTGATTGCGTGGCAGTTAAAGCATCGAAGCAGATCGCCCTCATGAAGTAATCTGTCATCGTTGCATAAGTCGCAATATGTTGTTGATGGCTCTACCTTAACTCCATCATCTGTAAAAGTTGCAGTTAGACCAGAGCCGTCAATGATTTGTAATTCACCCATTTATTCACCTCCTTCAAAATACCATTTTCCGTTAGCTGTAAGTTTTGCCCATTTAGGCGCACACTCTTTTGCTTTACAAACATATCCATAATATGGCTTGCCTCCTTTAGAGATTCCTTCTTTAAGAATATGACCATGTTGGCACGCAGGTGGCTCATTAGGTATTGATGCACCAATCTCAGCGACCACATCTCCAACAGACCAAGCAACCGGATCTTTAGGTTTATCAGCTTCAAAACTATCTCTTAGGATTGTTTCAATTTGCGCTGACTTAGATCCTGCTTTGCCATACATGTTTTGGCGACTTTCCAATTTATCTTTGAATGATGGATTGGATTCAACTTTTTTCATGTCGTCTTTTGTTGCAGTCTTGTCCGATCCTTTAAGTAGAATAATTGCTCTACCTAATGCGCTTGTCGCAGTATCCTCAACATAGAATTTCTTCATGTTTTGTATATAAGTTTCCCTCGATCCAAATGCAACATTAGAAACTGCCGGAGCAGGATCTTTACTATCTCGCCAAAGTGTCGCTTGGATCAAAATAAAACCTTTTTCAGGATCATGGCTTATCACTGACAAATCAGACCTAAACATTGGGTAGTTGCTAATCAGCCATTTGTTAAGAGTAGCCACATCCTCATAATCCTCAAGATTAAATGCCATTAAAGATCATCTCCCTTTTTGAAGTCATTGTCGATTTCGGCATCATAAACTGTTTTGTAAATACCGATGTATGCTGCAATATCCACAAGACTGTCATGATGCCCTGGACTTTCCTGCAAACGACTAATTTTCTGCAAGATGTTAATGATACAAATATCATGAGGCATGACTGGGTATTCAAGATACGAACTGACCAGCTTTGAGATTCTCTCCATGTTGTAAAAAGGATGCCCATACACGACACCTCTTGACTGGATAGTGGTGATGGCTTCATCAAAAAGCTGCTCAGTTTTTGTCATAGTCAAATACTTCGTCAGACTTTGTTTTGTTATCGATCATACGGCGGTGCATATCCCACCCATCCTTACGACCAATCCAATAGTAGCGATTTTGTGCGCTAAGTTTGATTTCATGAATGATCCATGCGCCTATACCCAAGCCCATAAATATCCAAGCCAGTTGTAGCATGTCGTCCTTTACTGTCATATTGCTCCCTTTACCCACAGCGTTCGTGTGGATACAGAAAGTATGACCTAGATCAAGGACAGGCGGTTAATTACTTTCGGCGTGTTTTATAACGATTAGATAACGCTAATATCCTCAAGATCATCGATATGGTCATCAATCGTGCGGTCGATATAGTCTGTTTTACGCCCCATAAGTCCGTCTATTATAGGTGAATGATCCGTCATGATTGACCGGAATCAATTCGACTTGATGCCCTTTATTGCCAAAACTTAAGACTACAAAACCCATATTCCAGTCAGCCGAATTGTATTTAAGATATGAAGCCTTCCGCATATCCATTAGATGTCCAGCCTCAATGCCCCAAATCGTCGAATAACGGCCATTTAAGCCAGTTTGGTGTCGGACTGCACCCTGCCTATGCGAATGCCCACAAACCACGCTAGAATGCCATTTCTTGGCTAAATTAAGCCCAGTAATACCGGCGTGCTTAGACATATTGCCTTCGTCGCCATGAGCCAAGTGCCAGCCTTTTTCAAACTCATAGGCTCTCTTATGAAATCTAATTCCCAAGCTGCTGAAATCCATAAACTTGTCATAAGCCAATTCTGGCAATCCAATAAGTGATGGCGCACCTTTTAACAATGTTTGATAAATTCGATCTGTATGATTTGATCTGACAATATCGGTTGTGCCTAGATCATAAAGAATCTCTTGACCTAGTTTTCTTTCTTGATCAAGTGTTTCTGCAAATTCTAACTTAGTGCCTTTTGCCCAACGCGATTGACTGCCGAGATCCATTTCATCACCAACATTTAATACAAAATCAAATTTCTCATGGCGTGCCATTTTAATTAAGTTGGACACCGCTTTTGGATGGTGAAGTGGAATTTGCAAATCTGGCGTTATGAGATACCTGCGATTGGCTTTAATTAATCTTCATCCTCATCGTCAGTTGGATCTATGGAAGGAATGATCCCGCCATCGCCTACGATCCAATCAGGGAAAGTCTTATGCTCGGTCATTAACCAAAATGCGTGCTCTGGTGTAAATCCTGCTTTACGAGCTGCTTTATAACATTCATGCAATGCGGTGTAATGCTGATCTATCTTTGTTAATGGTTCAGGAGATTGGCGAACGATACGCTTATTGATCTTTTTGCGTTTGATAGGTTTGCGTGTGTTCGCCATAATTAAAATTATCGCTTACTAATTAAGACAAACAGATCATCGACACGCTGTTCCAATCTTGTAATTTGATCTTTGATCGAACTTCCAGAATTGGGCTTCAATTCTTGTAAGTAAGATTTAATAACCCAGCGCAGACCCAGCAACAAACTTGTTGATATGGCGCATACGCCAACGGCGATACCAACCCATTCGTTTGCGGTCATTTCGCATTGATTCCATAATCAGCCTCTGTGCCGGACTTTGGATCAAGTGCTTTGGCAATAGGTGCAACTAATGCTCCAGCAAGAATTGCAAATTCTGGTCTGATGTCAGCGACAATCGCCAAAAGGACAGTTATGCCGGAAGCAGCCACAGCTCTTAGATATGACTTAATTGCAGCCTTGTGTTTGTTTGATAGTTTCATGCGTTGCCTCCTAGTAGTGGGATGTTAAAGAACTCTCCTGATTGTTTTGGATGAAATGAAACATGAATATGCTTGGTGTGAGGATTGATGCCTTTGTATTTACGCCAACGCCAATTTAATAGTTTGCTGGCAATATGATGATTGTGAATAACATATTTGATCCGCTTATCTGTTTTGCCAGCAATGCGTATTTGGTCGGCAAGATAGGCAGATATGCCTTCGGCTTGTCCTAGATCAGCTGTAATGTCAATGGCACAAACCTCACCCGAAGGTAAGGCGTTATGATCTGATTTTACTTTTTGATGCCTAGCGTCTGAGATCCAACCATCCGACTTCCTCGACCTGTCGGCAAAATTGTCATCAATCTGCTCACGCAGTTGAACAGCTGCTTTAGATAAGTAAGGCTTCATTACGCAAGGAGGAGTTTTGCTTCATCCTCAGTAATGCCTAAACGCTCAAGCAATTCAGCCTTAGCGTCTGCTTCTGCTTTAGCCTTAACTTTATCTGCTGCAAATTTTGCTTGGTCTATTTCATATTGAGCAAATTCTGCATCATTCATTTCTCGCTCGATAACTTCATCAGTTTGTGTATTGTGTATTTTTACTATTGGTCTAGTCATTATTTCACCCCATATAGAACATAAGTGCCGCCATTAAAAGTGGAATCACCAAAAACATCAAGTCTTGAAATTGCCCCAACTCCAGTATTATTGTACGACCAAAATCCTTTTGTTGTTGCTTCATTTCCACCTGTGTTCCTAATAAACACAGTTTGATAATCACCCATATTATAAACTCCTG